ACAAGATGTTTGGTCTGATATTATCACTAATGGTGGTTCAGTTCAACATTTGGATTTTCTATCTGATAAAGTAAAAGATGTTTTTAAAACAGCAATTGAACTTGACCAGAATGCTCTAGTCGAACAGGCTGCAGATAGACAAGAGTTCTTATGTCAAGGACAATCACTTAATTTATTCTTCCCTGCTGGTGCAGATAAGAAACAACTTCACGATGCTCACTTTGCAGCGTGGAAACTAGGAACGAAAGGTTTATATTATCTTAGAACAGAGACTTCACAGAGAGCAGAGAACGTATCTCAAAAAGTTGCTCGTGATGCTCTAAAAGATTATGAATCACAAACAATGGAAGCACAGTCACAAGATGAATGTGTCGCATGTCAAGGATAAAGGAAAAGAAATGAAAGTAGAAATTTATAGTAAATCAAACTGTCCGTTTTGTGAAAAAGCAAAACATTGGTTCAAATCACATGGATATGAATATACAGAACATCGTATGGATAACGAAGAAGAAAGACTTGCTTTCTATCAAAGAGTTCCTAATGCTCGTTCTGTGCCACAAATCTTTATTGATGACAAACTAATCGGAACATACGATGAGTTTATGAAAGTCGCACCAAATTATGTAAAGAAAAAAGGTGGTGGGTTGATGGAGTTCTCTGAAACTTACAAACCATTCCACTACCCTTGGGCAGTTGAAATTACAACTAGACACGAGAAGGTTCACTGGATTGAAGATGAACTTGATTTGTCTGAGGACGTTGCTGATTGGAAGTCTGGTAAAACATCTGTCATTGAAAGAGAATATATTACAAACATCCTAAGACTATTCACACAGTCTGATGTAGCAGTAGGACAAAATTACTTTGACCAATTTATACCTAAATTTAAAAACAATGAAGTACGCAATATGCTTGGTGCATTTGCATCTCGTGAAGGTATTCACCAACGTGCATACGCACTTCTTAATGAGACACTTGGGTTATCTGATGCCGAGTATCATGCCTTCCTAGAATATCAAGAGATGGCAGATAAGATTGAGTTTATGATGGACAGTGACCCTAACACAGTTCGTGGACTAGGACTATCACTTGCAAAGTCTGTTATGAATGAAGGTGTGGCACTATTCGCATCATTCGTAATGTTGTTAAACTTTCAGCGTTACGGTAAGATGAAGGGTATGGGTAAAGTAGTTGAGTGGAGTATTCGTGATGAATCAATCCACGTTGAAGGTATTTCAAAACTATTCAAAGCATACTGTGCAGAACATCCTCGTATTGTTGATGACGAATTCAAATCTGCAATTTACGAGATGGCAAGACAAGCAGTTAAACTAGAAGATAAGTTTGTTGACTTGGCATATAAACTTGGAGAAATTGAAGGTTTAGAGTCCTCTGAAGTAAAGACATATATAAGGTATATCACTGATAGAAGATTACTTCAATTAGGGATGAAACCAAACTTCAAAGTGAAGGACAATCCCCTACCTTGGTTAGAGTGGGTACTTAACGGTGCAGACCATACTAACTTCTTTGAGAACAGAGTAACCGAATATGAGGTTGCTGGTTTGACAGGAAAGTGGGACGATGTTTATGAATCTCAAGTAGCATAGTTAATGATAAAAATAATAACTTGTGAAGGCTGTGATGCAGTCTTTAAAATCCAACATGACATGGAAGAGAGATACTATCCAGTTGCTCATTGCCCCTTTTGTGGGGACAGTCTAAATATAGATAACGAAGATGATATCGAAGTATTTGACGAAGATGAGTAGTTATGTGGACATACAAAGGTGAAGAAGTAAACGAGCTCCCACTCGATTGTGAGGGGTTCGTTTATCTTATTACAAACCTAGCAAATAATAAAAAATATATTGGTAAGAAACTCGCAAGGTTTAAAGTTACCAAACCCCCCCTCAAAGGTCGGAAGAACAAAAGACGTTCAACGAAAGAGAGCGATTGGAAAACCTATTGGGGTTCTTCTGACCACCTTAATGCTGATGTTGAAGAGTTCGGTGAAGAAAACTTCACACGAGAGATTTTGCACTACTGTCAAAGTAGAGGCATGCTTAGTTATCTAGAAGCAAAAGAGCAGTTCGATAGAGAAGTCTTATTGACTGATGAATACTACAACGGAATAATAAACGTCAGAGTTGGTTCATCAAAAGTTCTCAAAGAAGAGCTATGCAAATTTGTTACGATGGGTATGCAAAAATAATTCCACTAAAAAAGACATAGCAACTGTCCTAGTTGTATAAATAAGTGCGAATAACCCCCCATAGGAGTATTTCATTATCTGCCTGAGATTGGTGAGCACTTTTGTGAGCGTGTTATTCATTAACCAAAACAAAGTAGGAGAAGTCAATGGGTAAATGGTTTGCGAAATTAATTCCACACCGAAGCAACTCTGTTGATATTGTTCGCTTTATTCGGACTGAGTATGCGAATGAAACAAAACATCTTAGAGATGATGATGTTGTTGCTTTTTATGACCATGTTATGTCACTTAAAAAAAGGAGAACGTAGATATGTCTATCGGATTAGTGTTGAAACACACTTATCAAGAAACTTGTGAAATCTGTGAAAAGGTTGCACATTTAGTAAGCAAGGTATGGGACGGTATTGTTGCACATGCTGAGATTGTTGGAACTGCTAGAGCAGCTGCACAACTTTCTCAACAAGGATACCATAAGGAAGCGAAAGCACTTATGTTAGAATTGGATAGGATGAAAAAACAATGACTGTACTTACACAAACTTACTGTGCGTTTTGTGATATAGTTTCTAATCTTTACAAGAATTTTAGAGATTCTATTACACCAAAGATGGACAAAAAAATCTACAGAGAACTTGCCAGTCTTACTGACAGGGAATTAAATGACATGGGTATATGCCGTGGTGATATTAGACATATTGCAATGGGTGAACATGTACCAAGAGATGGTTGGACAAAATAAACTAACAAAAAATATTAAATTATTTTTTAAGTCCCTGTTTTTACAGGGATTTTTTTTGGCCTTTTTTAGCGAATTGCCTTGACTTTGTTGTTAAAACAAGTTATAGTATATGTATAGTCAATGAGAGAGGAACTTAATTATGACAAACGAAACAATTTTTATCAGTGCGAACAACGGTGGACTTGAGATTTACAAGGGTGCTGGAAACTTGATTGCTGGAAACATCCAGACTGCAAAGACTTTCAAATATGTGATGGATACCCACCATATTGATATCGACAACGATACCATCTATTACACAAGCAGCATGGACTTTGCAGACGAAGAAGGGTTCGCCCACTACGATGATGCAAAGATACTTGCAGAAGAAGGTTTCAAATTAATGGAAATGACAAAAGCGTATTAATTAGGGTGCGACATTCTGTCAAAAATAATGCAAAAAAAGATGCAATTAGGCCTTGACTTTTGTTCTTAAAACATGTATAATATACTTATAAACAATGAGAAAGGAACTTAAAAATATGGTTAATAATGATAAAGTTGATGTGATAGTTTCAGATGTAGTAGATTTCTGTGCTTATGTAGAGTCTTTCTATGGTAATGTTCCCGATGCGGTTTACCCAATTGGTGCGAGTCCAAAAATGATTATCGCTGCAACTAGTAAGTACATCAATTCCCTAAACGACAAAGTTACATGGGGTGGTGGAGACAGTCTTGACAGAGAAAGAGTCAGAGACATTTTGATTGAAGATAATAACTTGGAGTGGAAATAATTATGGATACAGTTGGTAGAAAATTTGAGGTTCATGCATTCAATGAAAAACTTGGTGAGATGGGTTCACAAATCGCAGAAATCGTTGGACACTGTTGTGGGCCTGACGGTGGTGAAGATATATTAATAATCGACTATGAGAATAAAGATTGGGAAGTAAGTTTACCATTCAGTTCTTTTGTCAAATCAATCATAAAGGAGATATAATATGGGTTTACATATTAACGTATATAAGAGCAATCTAGGTGATTGCACAAATGGTGGGGTGTCTGCAAATTGTAAAGGACTTTGCATTTCAAATGTGAGTGGGCCTTTCAATCCTAGTGAAGAATACCCCGAAGCACAATTAGTTTCAAGGAATGTTATGGGTAGAACAATTGTCAATATCGTTCCAGTGAAAGAAATTGAAAAGGGTTCATGGACAATGTTCGGTGGAAACTACGGTGCAACTTCTGACTCAAGGTTTAGTGAGAAAGTTGAACAAATGATGGGTTCATCATTTTATGGTGCTGTACCAATTCACGATAGAGTAGAATAAAAGCCTTGACATTTGTTCTAAAAACATGTATACTATGCTAGTAATGATGAGAAAAGAGGTTTGATTATGGAAAAAGCACTTAAAGATTATATCAATGCCCAAAGAAAAGATGCAGAAGAATTTTCTAAAAAGGACGGTTGTTGGATGGGTTCTATGGTTGAACCAGAAGATACCAAGTATTGGAATGAAAGAGTTCCATCTGGTACTCTTGCAGAGTTCCTAAGAACTGAACTTGAAGAGACTGCTTACTACTGTGTTGCTGATGCATACAGTAAATCATATGCTCGTTCTGTTGACTTTGCATCTATGACAGATGCAGAGTTGGATGCTGAAATCGAATCTGCTTCTAAGATTAATGAAGAAAATTTCAAAGCAGAAAAGAAAGCAGAAGAACTTGCGATTACAGAATTCAAAACTCTTGTCAAAGAAACTATTGACTTGGGTGCTGGTGATGAAGAAACTGCATTAAGGTGGTTGACTCAAAATGAAGAGTTCCATCACGGACAAGATTTAGAGTCTTGGGTATGGGACAAAGGAATTCTC